TTAAAAGACAACCCAGACTTAGCCACTCCCGAGTTCAATGATGTTGATTGGTCTGTTGACACTCATCGTGGTGCCATTGCTATTTCACAGGAATCGATTGACGATTCTCAAGTTGATTTAACCGGTTTGATCGGTCAGAACATCGGTGAAAAGCGCGTTAATACCTTTAACGCTGATATTTCAGCTGTCTTAAAGGCATTTACGGCAAAAACCGCAACGTTTGGCTCTGATACTTCGGTCGATGACATTAAGCATATCTTAAACGTTGACCTTGACCCAGCTTACAATCCTTCCATTGTTGCTTCACAGTCGTTCTTTAACGCTTTGGACACTTTGAAGGATAAAAACGGACAATACGTCTTTCATCAAGATGTTACTTCCGCTTCTAAAGGTACTTTGCTCGGTGTTCCGGTTTATAAAGTCGGTGATGCTTTGTTGGGTTCTAAGGGTGATATGAAAGCCTTTATCGGTGATCTTAGTCGTGCCGTTCTTTTTGCAGACCGTAAAGAAGTTAATTTAGCATGGCAATACAGCCCGATTTACGGTCAGTATCTTGCTGCTGTTCTCCGTTATGGTGTTTCTGCTGCCGATGCTAATGCCGGTTTCTTTGTTACTGCTTCTGTTGCTGCTTCAACTGCTTCAACTACTTCAACTGGCAATTAATTATTAAAAGCGACTAAGGCTTAAAACTTACGAACAGGGTGAAAAGCCTGTTAGAAAGGAAATGATATGGCAGATGATAGCGCAGTAACTCCGGTTGCTCCGGTAACTCCGGCGATTATGCAGGATTATTTAAAAGTCGAAGCTGATGAATCGGTTTTACAAGATTTAATAACTACTTCGGAAATAGAAACACAAAACGCAATTAATAGCGATATTCCGCTGACTGTATATCGAACATACTCGGTATTCAATCAAGCCGTTAAAACTTTAGTTGACTTTTTATATTTTTCAAGAGGTGACCAAAGCGATCAGAAAGTTGCTTATCCTTTGTCTTATCAGTTCCTTTTAAATAACTTGCGTTGGAAGGTGCTAAATGACTAGATTATTTAAACCTTCCGATTTGAATAAGCGTGGTCAGTTTGGAGAATATGACACAGTTATTAATCCGAATACAGGTGGCGAAGAAGATGGTTTTACTGCTTCTTTTTCTCGCTGGTATGCCGTTCGTACCCGTTCTATGAATCAAACTTATCAAATTTACGGAACGGATTTACAAGACACAGTCGATATTGTTGTGAGACATGATCCGAATATTAAACCGCCTTTGTTATTCCAGGACAATCAGGGCAAACAATACGATATAGTTTCCGTCTCACCAGGTGAGACTAGTAATCCGAACGCCTTTGATATTTTGACTTTAAAAGCCACAGTCCGGAAAGGAACGAATAAAAATGGTTAGTATTGTTGATTTAGGTGATTGGGCTGACAATCTCGAAAAAGCTTATAAACTTTCTGCTGCTGAACAAGCAAAGATAACTAAGGCCGGTGCTGATGTTTTAAAAAAGAATATTGCCGAATATTTGAGATCACACCATTATTACAATCGCAAAACTGGAGATGATCCGCATTTAGCTGATTCAGTGATTGATGAAGCTACTAATATTTCGGGAGAGACTGACGGGACTTCAATTGTTGGCTTTTCGAATAAAAAAGCCTATATCGCACGCTTTTTAAATGATGGAACTAAATTCATTAAGGGTGATGATTACTTAGACAAGGTTCGAAACGCTTGTTTAAATGAGATATTCAAGGCTGAAAATGCCGAATACCAAAAGATATTAAAAGAAAAGGGGGTTAGTGGCGTATGAGTTCTGTATCTGATGCAGTGGCAATTATTAAAACCACTAATCTTACCTGGATAGATAATGTCTATCCTTTTGTAATACCTAGAGGGCATTTAAACGATATTGATTCAACTGATTGTTTAGTAACTGAAAATGAAAATTTACCAGCCACTTACGGCAATGACGATTTTTCAGAAATACATCAAGGCGTAGAAATACGTCTTTTTTATTCGCATCATTTCAATCAGGACGCAGACGCTTGTGAAGTTGCTTTGTTAAAAGCCTTCATACACAACAACTGGTTTATTGATAATTCTGACGCACGTTATACAGACCCCGATACCGGTCAGGCTATTAAAGCCATATACGTATCACATAACAAATTATTAGGAGGTAGCTAATGGCTACGGTAGGTTTAAAACTCGTTCAAATGGCTCTTTTGGGAGCAGATGGAAAAATATTGGCTGATGCAACAAAAGGGTTGTCAGCCAACGGTGTTTATGCTGTTGACTCTGGCGTATTCAGTGCTAAGACAGCTAACATTACTGGTCTTGAAGCGGCTTCAACCAAGGTGTACGGCAACAACCGCGTTGTTGATTTACAGCACACAAAAGGCGATTCTTCAGTTGCTTTGGATTTTAATGCTTTGCCGCATGATATTTTGATGAAGATTTTGGGTCAAGTATCTGATGGTAAAGGTGGCTATACACAAGGCGACAAGCCAAAAGTCGCCATGTTGATTACAACAGATGCCCTTGCAGAAGATGGACAGGTTTATTTTGGTTTTCGTCAAGGCGAGATTATCAATCCTGACTTTAATAACGGGACTGATACTACAACGGATACACGGAATGATGACAACTTGACTTATTCACCATTGGACAATCCCGACTGGAATAATAATCCTGGTAAGCTTTGGTATTCAAACGAAACAGGCTTTACACAAGACATTATGTTAGCCGATGTATTTCAAGGCTATGCTGCAGCTGCTCAATCAGCAAGCTAATTAAATATTGGAATATCCGAAAGGGTGTTCTTAAAGGCTATTCAACCATTCTCCGTTGGGTAGCCGTTAAGAGCATCTTTTTTTAATGCTCATAAGGAGAATAAAAAATGAAAATTAAATTAACAATCCCACAGTTAAAAAAGGAATTTACTTTTAAGGATTCAACAAAAAACATTAAGGCACTTTCGAAAATGATGCGTATGACTTTTCAAGCACAAATTGATGGTGCCAAGCCACAAGCGCCTGAACCAAAAACAGACGACATGACACCTGAACAAATTAATGAACTTGAAATTAAGCGTATTCAAGAAAAGATTGAGATTTCAGAACGCGAAGATAAGCAACTAGACCAATTGATTTCTGGTCTATCTGAATTATTTGGCTTAGATGAAAAAGAGAAAGACCAACTTGAAGAACTTTCACCAGTTGAGCTAGGCGAATTGTTAGGGCAAGCCCAGTTTAGAATTAACAACCCTCAAGTTACTCAAGAAGATTATGACGAAATTATAAGTTCTGGTAAAACAAAAAAATCAGTGCCCGAGAAGGGCTAATGAACGCAGGCAACCAACTGAACGATATTTTGCTTTTTGAAAAACAGTGTTTAGTTGAGTTGTATTTATCATTTTCAGATATTGAAAATGCAAGTTTTTACGGTCTGATCGAAGTCTTCAATTCTCGTAAAGAAGACAAGATTATTGATCCGTTGGAATTATTTAAATCATTAAACAGTTAAGGAAAGGATAAGCATGGTAGATATAAGTAGAGAAGCAGCCAATAAGGTTTTGCTAGACACTGCCGAAGCGGTTCAATCGATTAAGTCTTTAAAGACTGAAATACAATCAAATACGGCCGCTTGGAAAGCAAACGAAGCAATCTTAAAACAGTCTGGTGATTCCTTAAAAGCTGCTCAAACTCGTTACGATGGCTTATCTGAAACTGTTAAAAAACAAAAGGACGTATTAAGTGGCTTAAAAACCGCCATGGAACAAGAAGCCCAAACGACTTCTAAAAATTCCGATCAATACCAAAAGCTACAAACTCAATACGACCGTGCGAACACAAAACTTGTTTCTTTAACCAACCAACAAGAAAAAGCCAAACAATCGCTTGATTATCAAGAGTCCGGTATAGCTAAGCTTAACGATGCGATTAAGCAGTCAACCGATCTTACTAATTCTTATGTTGATAAGTTAGAAGCCGAAGGCAAACAAGCCGAAGCCACAAAAACTAAGATTAGCGGTTTAAAAGACCAACAATCCAAGTTAAGCGACTTATATTCAAAGCAAAAAGACGAACTCAATAAGTTAAAAACTGCCGAAGGTGATAACTCCGAAGCAATTGCTAAACAGACTATTCGTGTTAACGAAACAGCTGCCAAGATGGCAAACGCCACGAATAAGGTTAAGGAATTACGTGGCCAGACTGAAAAAAGATCAAGTGATGGCTTATTCAATGGAATAACCAGCAAATTGGACACGATGAATGAGAAGACCGACAGGGCTAATCATTTATTTTCTACAATCGTTGGTGCACATTTAGTTGCCGCTGGAATAACTAACGCTTTTCAATCGATAAC